TCCTGCAAGTGGTAAGGTACATGTTATCGTTCTACTTCCTGTATTGATAAAACTACCACCGGCAGAAATTACGGGGCTAGTTACGGGGTGATTTCTTAGTGTTCTAGCTGTAATATCTTGGTCAATAAGAACATTGAATCCATTTGCCCATATATCATCAGATGCTGTTGGTAAGCCTAACCCACCATTCCATATTGCGGAATTGCTCCAATTTCCAGAAGATATAGCCCATCTATTCGGCATAATTAAACTTTAAATGATGATATAGTTGCTCCTACAGTTTGTACAGTTGAGGCATTTTTTAATGTCTCTCCTATACTTCCTGTTTGCGTTATATCTTGGGTTAATACATCGAACATATCTTGTGCTGTTAAAATAGCAGAACCAGTAGTGTTATCTACTGTTACTCCCGATTTTACAGTGGTTGGATCTGGCATCTCTAAAGAACCGGTTAATCCAAAATTATATTGTGTTCCTTTACGTACATTGTTTTGACGAGGTACTCCAGGTAATTGATTTGAAGTGTAAAGTGTTTTTGAACCGCCGGCTACTTCTGTATCAAAACGCCATGAAGTAGAGGAAGGTTCTATCATTTGCATACGGTATGCATATACTGCGTTAAATGAACCTGTATTGTAGAATGGACCTGTGAATATGTTTGTTGAGGTTGTTCCAGCAGCTCCAACACCTGGTGATATTATACTTGCTGAAACTGTGCCTCTAACAATTAAAGTCCCTGCACCGTTATTTTGGGCTCCGCCCATACTTGCTAATGCTCCGGAGCCTCCAGGAACGCCTCCTGTAACAGTACCTATAATTTCAACTAAACCGACGGATGCATTTGCTACTCCATTTGCTTGTTGACCACCTTGACCAGCAAATACGCTTCCAGAAATATATATACTTCCTGCTCCTGCATTATATATACCCCATTTACCATTAAAGTTTGCATCTCCTCCAAAAACACTTCCTGTTACTATAATGGTACCAGTTAATAAGTTATATATTGATACTGCTCCATTTGTTCCCGTAGGGCCATTTACATTACCTACTATACGAACGATGCCGGAAGAAAGATTATATATACCTATTGCAGTACCAGATCCAACAACACTGCCTGATACATTAAGTGATCCAGAGCTATCAACATACAATACATGTGCACTTTGTCCACCCCCCGGTGTAAGACTACCCGTTATAGTTAAATTGCCTGTAGAGCTATGGCGTATTCCTATGTTAGCAGTGTTAGTTGTAGAAACTACACTTCCAGAAATATGTAAACTTGAATTATCTTGTAAGTGTATTTTTGGTCCATATGTTGTAGCTGCTAAACTTGCTGTGATTGTTGCACTATTAGATCCAGAAATAATTACTAAGGGTGTATTTGTCGCTGCATACACTACCGGACCAGTATGAAACATTGCCGGATTAGAAGTTAAATTAATATTAACTCCATTATTTATATAGTAAATTCCTCCTTGGGTTACGCCGGCAATTGTAGCATTACTCAATGACTGTACTGTTATATCAGTATCAATATAAATAGATCTGCTATTAGCATAAACTACATCGGCCGCAGTTGGAATCAATGATCCAGACCATATTGCGGCATCACTCCAATTACCATTTGCTATAGGCCATCTGTTTGCCATTACAATCCTTTATCCGTTACAAACTGTTGTATAATTCCAAGTATATTATATGCTGCATTTTCAGCGGGTATATCCTCGGAAGCAAATACATCCAAATACACTACGGGACGATCATGTCCTTGCAACACATCTAACGTGCCAGTTTCAGTTTCTCGATATGGTGTTAACCGCATTGCTACAGATGCTCCAATTTCGGTTTCTTTAACCAAAGGTGAAATGGATAAATTTACAGTGTAGTATGGATATTCAACGCCATCTACCGTTACGGGGTTTGTGGATTGTATTGGCATAACTGGTCCTTTATGAATATGTTACTATGTATCTATCTGTCCATGCAACTCCGGAAGCTGAATTAGGCGTTGTGGCTCCTGATGATGAAATTGATAATCGTGTAATGTCCCAAACGAGGGCTGACTCTGCAGAGCCTGACTCAGCTTGACCCAAATATAATAAATTTACGTTTGCATCAAGAGACGCAGTATAATCACTTCTGCGAATATACGTTACGGTTGTTGCAGCTCCAGCTAGATATGATGCTGTTGCAGCAAATGATGCCGTGCCTTGCAATGAACCGGTTATACCTGCCGTTACTTCAAGTGACCCGGTAATGTTTGATGATCCTTCCGAGAAGAATCCGTTTTTTATGCGAAATTCGTTTGCCATTGCTTTTCCCTATCCAAGCTGGTTTATAATAAATATCAGATTGATCTAATTATTGCTTTAATACTCCAATCATCCGTAGTAGCACTTGCATCAAAGTTAATGTTGCTAGTATCATTTGTTACTGCGAGTGTTACACCACTTGTATCTCCTAAATCCGTAGTAGCAGTATCTGTAAAATTGACTAATGTGTCATCCCACACCGCCATAATTTGTCCGGTACGTGCATTTGAGCCGCTTCTTATTACGTATTCAAACCAAGCTCCACCGTTTGGTTGTACTGGTATTGCGTATGTGCTTGTTGGTGTTGTGCCAAATGATGAGCTTAATGATGTTAAGGTTGCACTAACTGCATTGTGTATTCCAATGCTTCCCGTTACTTGTACAGTATTGCCATATGCAACTAGCAAATTGCTTGGTGTTGAACCATCTACACCATTACCTATAACAAATGATGAAGATACTTGAACTGGTGCATTATGTTGTCCTACAACGGTTTGGTAATAGCCATGTGTCGTTGTACCATAACCATTGGCGTGAGAGTAGCCCCCTAATGTTGTTGTAGACCGGCCTTCCGCATGCGAACTGCCTCCAATACTAGAATCTGCATAGGTTGGTTGTGCATTGCCAGGCAATCCAATTAAATATCCACTTTGTGGATCATATGCAGAATCTACTAATGTTACCTCTGTTTCGGTTCCATTAAATAAACTACTAGAAACTTCATGTATCAATATTGTAGATTGATTTTGATCTTCTACATATATGATTGTAGTTGGTGCAAATATTGCAGTTAAATTGCCATAATAAGCAGAAAATGTTATAACGCCGGCTGCAATATTAACAGTTGTATATGCTTTATAGCCGGCGGTACCGCCGCCTTCAGCATGCGAATAGTCAGCAAATGTATTTCCAGTACCTTCAGCATGCGAATAGTCAGCATATGTAACAGCTACTCCTTCAGCATGAGATGAGTTACCATATGCAATTGTACTTTCTCCTTCAGCATGAGAGTATATCCCGATTGCCATTGCACCACGACCTTCTGCATGAGCGGAATCGCCAATGGCTCGCGCATCATAACCTTCAGCGTGTGCGCCATATCCACCTAATTGATAATTTAGATTTCCACTACCGTCTATAATACCGGCAGCTGCAATCGTTGTTGACGTGTCATTAAGTAGTAGAAACGTGGTATTTGTGCCATTAAAGAAACTACCAGTAACTATACCTGTAAAAATACTAGAACCTACATTGCTAATGTCGCCGTAATATATCTTATTCCCGTCTGCATATGTTCCTGTTAAATCACCCTGTGAGGCATCAATTTCAACAAACCCTAAATTGATACTACATGATAATGCAGTTTGCCCGGTAACCGAATATCTACCTTCAGCATGCGAATGTATACCTACAGTTTTTGTAGAATCGCCTTCTGCGTGTGAATACTCACCTAATGTTTCTACAATATATCCTTCTGTGTGGGAAAAAGCACCAATGGAAGTTGTATATCTGCCTTCTGCGTGAGAACCATAGCCAGTTGCGATTGCGCCAACGCCTTCAGCGTGTGAATAACTACCACTTGCAATGGTATTAATGCCTTGTGCGTGTGAGTATGCTCCTGTGGCTATTGCATTGTTTCCATTTTGAAATGATCGAGCGTTTTTGTTGATTGTTACGCCACCAATGCCACTAAAAGAACCAGATTCATTGAATTGCACCATGGTGTTAGTTCCACCTGCAGTTGCCCATGAAGCACTAGTTGCAAATGAAGCACTAGTTGCAAATGAAGCTGTTCCTTGCAAACTACTTGTAATGCTTGTTGCAATTAAACTACCCGTTAAGTTAACAGTAGATGTTGCACCGCCTATAGGAATATCAATGTTTAATGTATGATGTGCCTTAACATATTGCATTGATCCGGTACTTATAACATATGAAATAAATCCGGATAATTTGTTTCCGCCTAATGGCAATACGGTATTTGCTTCAAGTGCATGGGATGCTGTTGTAGCAATTGCTGCTTGTGCTGCGTTTAACGCAAAACTACTTGATACTGTTTGAGATGCACTAGTTGCAAATGAAGCCGACACTGCATTTAATACATAACTTGCTGTTTGTGCGATTTGAACAAAACTAGCCGTACTTGCAAAACTCGAACTTACTGCATTTAATACATAACTTGCTGTTTGTGCTGTGATAATATATGATGCTGTTACGGCATTGGAAGCACTAGTTGCAAATGATGCGGTACCACTTAAACTAGCCGTTACTCCACTTGTTACTGTAAGTGAACCTGTAATCTGTGTTATAGACCCGCTAGTAAATATCTGTGAATTATCTAAATGATCTCCGCCATCACTACGAGGAACAAACCATTTAGTTAAGTTAGGTTCATCGCCTAATGATCCTGTGTTTCTAGGACCTGATAATAGCATACCTCCGGTATATGTTAACCCGTCGACATTTTGATATACCCAATGATTATGAAGTGAGTCCCAGGCTAAACTTGCTGTTGCAGTGGAAGATCCAGAATCATATACTTTTAATCCACCAAATCGTTCTGCTGGTTCAAATACATTTACAGAAATAAATGATTCACTAACAAATAGATTAGATGCTGTTACATTTACAAATGATGCAGTACCAATAAAAGTTGAATTTCCAAATACCGTTAATGACCCAGATATATATGTATTTCCAGCGTATAAGTCAGATGCTGTTACGTGCGTTGCAGTTAATGAACCAGTTAAACCATATGATCCAGAAAGTTGATTGGTATGTTTCCAAACTCCAACTGACCCAGTTTGTACATATGTCCAAAGATCACCATAATGATATATACCGTCAACTAATGCTGAACTTAAATCTGAAAAATCAATTGGTTCTTGTACTGCAACATATATCATACCGCTGCCGCCCGGGCCCGCTTTTACACAAACGCCTACTGGGATAATTTCATATGGAGCAGGAGGTGGTGTATTTTGTAAAACGCCCGATGAACCTGTTCCAACAAATAATGTATCACCTTCATTAAATGCATTAGTATTTAAGCCTCTAACTAAACCTTGAGTTGTTATGAATCCTTTTGAGTTATCTTCAATGTCGTGAGTTGCTACACCTAGTATTTGATTAAGTACATTTACACTCCCTGATACTAAAAGCGATTGTGCTCTTTCAACTTCCGGGACGTCACCATGTGCTCCTAACAATCTAACAACGGTACCATTGGTAATTGTAGTGCCTGTTCTATTTGATACGCGAGTCCAATTTTCTTGTCCTACTTGTAATGTAATTGCAGATTCTGCATTATATACAGACAATGCGCCATCAGTGTTATCCCAAAATACTCGGCCAGATTTCCATGCAGGTACCGCAGATCCAGTATTGAAGTCAATATAGTCTACGTTGTTTATGGAACCTGATATTTGTAAGTTTCTGGAATATGATGCAGTTTGAGCATATGATGCAGATGTAATACTATTTGACCCATATGGGCCAAAAACTCTAGATGCTGTTATATATGAAGCAGTTACAGCATTCTGTGCCCAACTTGCTGTACCAAATAAACTTCCGGTAATTACTCCTACTACATTTAATGATCCAGTTACTTCAATATTGTTAACAAAAGCAACTTTATCTTCATAAACTAGTAATCCGTTTTCTGCACCAAATCCATTTACTTGTAATCCTATACTTTGAGTTGATTCGTTATGAAATACAAATCTACCATCATTCCAACCAAAATATGCCATTAAAGCACTTGAAGTTGAGAATGTATCGTTATAGAATTTTTCTAGCCATGGATTATCATCATTTGTGTGTATTTCTGCTAGGGTGTTTATAGGATATACACCGGAAGTAGTTCCTGTATAAATTAATTTACCATTACTTCCTGATATTGTTTGTGTGCCATTAAAAGTATTTGAACCAGTAGTTGCAAATGATCCAGATTTTGCAACAAAGATAGGATCCGTTTCGTTAAAGTAAGATGCCGTTGTAGCATTACTTGCAGTTCCAAACAAACTTCCGGAGATGCTTCCTTGAACTCGCAATGACCCGGTAATCTCAACATCACTTTCGCGTGATATAGGATTTGATCCAGTCCATTTTGATGAAACAATTCCTGTTAATTGTGAACCATCGCCTGTAAAACTTCCTGTAAATGAACCCGTTGTATATGATGCTGTGAATGCATTGAATGATGCGGTAGTAGTTAAAGATCCAGTATCTAATCCTAATGTATATGATGCTGTAAGTGCATAACTTGCCGATATTGGATATAGTGAACCAGTTTGTAATTGTCCGGGCTTAAATTGTCTCATTATTGCCATCTCCCTTTAATAATTACCGTGTCGGTAGCATCTATACCATATCCTAACATGGAAGTATTAAATACGATGGTTTGTGTTGCAACATCACTTGGTGTCCAAGTATATGTAGCTTTATCAATGTATTGTCCATTAACGTATATGTCAAATTCATCTTTTGTGGCTACCAACGTTGTTACAGGATTTATTGCTGCATACGCATTAACCGTTACGGTAGTTGCAGATGAATATGTTGCTTGTCTTTCTGTTAAACTTATTAAATACAACATTGTAGCTGCATCTATAGTTGTCGACGATCCACCTCCGGAGACTGTAATACTACCTCCAGACAATATATTACTTTGGTACTGAAGAATTTGTCTTGGTACTGCAGTTGAAAATATGTTTGAATTTCCAATATCTACAACAACGTCAAATGTAACTTTTTTTATAGAATACATTTTACGAATCGTTTCAATCCTAGTTTCTTGAGCCGATAACAACGTACCTAACACCGTTAACGGCATTGTAGCTCTAACTAGACGATCTTCACCGGTAGTATTTGTTGTTTCAAATGATACACTTCCCATGGATACATGAAATGTATTTGATTCATTGCCCCATGCATATCTATTATATGGTAAAAATTGATCTATCAAATCATTCATTTGTGTTGAAAAATCACACCATAACATTATTTCATATTCAATCGTAACATATTTTGGAATATCAATTACAAATATTTCTTGAGATCCTGCGTCTGTTGTAAGTGGTGGCGGAAATAATTGATCTTGATACTGATTACGTTTATTATAACGTTGTTTATATATCAATTGATTTCCTGAATAATGTCGATTAACATCCAATGTTTTATATGTATCTCGTTCTTGTACGCTGTTACGTTTTATCATTATTACCGGAGATTGCAATTTTCCTTTTTCATCTCGCAAATAACCCAATCTTCGAACGTTATCGGCTTTTTCGCCGTTAGCAAAAATTACAGGAACTGATATTAATGATTGATCGGATCTAATTTGTGGTTGAATTTGTGTATCAATATAATATTTTAATGCATAATCAATATCGTAAATTGTTCGTTTAGGAGAACGTATTACATCATCATCTCGACGAATTTGGTCTGCCCTATTAAACAATGGATCGGCATACAAACCTTGTTCTGCATTTGGATTATTTGGTTTGTTTGTTTTACGATCAATATTATTTTTATTTGTTTTGGGCATTAAAATCCTTTATATCCTGGTAATTTATTATCTCCTCCACGTCTTATGTCTTTGATACCTGCAGGCGTTTGTCTTGTTACATGTGCATCACATATAATTGAAACACTATATCCGTGATCTGAACCATTAGGCCATGTTTCTGGATTTTTGCCCGTAAAATATTGATTTGCATCAACATTGTCAATTTCAAAATATTCATTATCCCAAAGTATAATGTCTCCAACTTCCGGATACATACTGATTTTTTCTAGCAAATCTCGAGATATTGCAAATTTACCAGTTCGAGTATATGAATGTCCGTAGTCATCCATTGCACTAGTTTTTTCATCTTTGGTTATTAAACATGGAATTAATATAGAGTCATAATATGATTTACGTTCCGATTCTCCATATAGATTTGCATCACTTTGTTCAATTATAATCTTAAAGAATTCAATTTCCGTATCTACAATTGCATTAATTATTTCAGCATTGATAGAAGCTAAAAAACGAGCATCTCGTATTCCACCAAAAAGTGCCATAATTTACCTCCTTATCCAACATATATTCTTAATGGAGCTTTTGCTAACAATTCCATCATTTGAGTTGCTTCTGCATTTTGACGTGTTAACATTTGCTCTTTTGTTAGTTTTTCTAAAAATTCTCGCAATTGAGTTATTAATGCTTCTTTTTCTGTTTGGCCTTGTGATACTAAATCCGAACCATTAAGTGTTACTTCGCCATTAGGTATAGGTACCGATGAATATTTATTACGGACATATCCTAACGTTTCTTTTACAAGTGCGGTAC